CAGCAAAGAATCCCGGTTCTTGGGCCAATAATCTAAAAGTTTGTATCATTGACGATAAGGCAGATCAAACTCTGGCCGTATCTGCTGGCACTGCGACTTCTACTACAATTGGTTTTGGTGTAACAGTAGGCGTTTCCTCTATTCTAGTTGGCGCAGGTTCAACTAGCGTATTTACTGGTTATTTAAAAGGTATTGTTACTGGTAAAACTGGTACTAGCATTGATGTAAAGCTAACAGCCCGAGTTGCTACTGGTAGCACTGCTGAAGTCGCTATTGATTATAAGGAAGGTAATCAACTTTCTTCTATTCTACCTGGCAACACAATCACTGTTGTAAACTCCGCTGGTGTAGCCCAGACCACTCAGACTTTAGGTAGTTCCGCTACTGATGTTATTGATTGGTATGACCAACAACAGTTAGACCTAACCAATAGCACTATTTACTGGAAATCTATTGCACCCAAACCAATCAGCAATGAGTATGTCATTGAGCGTGGTGGTAAGAATGATGCAATTCACGTTGCGGTGGTAGATGATACTGGCACTGTCACTGGTATTCAAGGTAATTTGATTGAGAAGCATCTGTTTCTTTCTAAGGCTTCTGATTCCATTTCAGCAGTTAATTCTCCTCAGAAAATCTGGTGGAAAGATTATCTTGCCCAGTTCTCTCGTTTTGTTTATGTTGGGGATAATCCTTCTGATAACAGCAATCCAAATGAGACTACATACGCCACTGGTTTTTCTAGCGGTTATGTTGGAATTTCAACTGCAAGTGGTCAGTGGAACCTACCTGCTCAAGGGGCAATTTATTCCGCAATTGGCAACGTAACCTATAATCTGACCGGAGGGGACGATTACGCGGCTTCTGGGGGTATGACAGCCTCTCTGGGGGACCTTGTTACAGCATACCGTCTATTCAATAATCGGGATGAAGTTCCTCTTGATTATTTGATTATGGGTCCTGGCCTTGCGAACAAATCAGAATCACAGGCTAAGGCCCAAGAACTGATTTCCATCGCAAATCAACGTAAGGATTGTATCGCAACCATTTCACCTCACCGTGCTGATGTTGTAGATGTTACTAATAGAGACACCCAAACCGATAATATCATTTCTTTCTATGCTCCACTTTCTTCCTCATCCTATGCAATCTTTGATGATAACTATAAATACACTTACGATCGTTTCAACAATAAGTTCCGTTATATCCCAGCTAATGCCGACATTGCTGGTCTTTGTGTAAGAACTTCTATCTTTGCTTACCCTTGGTTCTCACCAGCTGGTCAGCAACGTGGGGTTCTTAATAATGCCATCAAACTTGCTTATAATTCTGGCAGAACTCAAAGAGATCGTTTGTATTCACAGAGAGTCAATTCAGTAATTAATCAACCCGGTATCGGCATTATTCTTTATGGTGATAAGACTGGTCTTGGATATGCTTCTGCTTTTGACCGGATCAACGTTCGTCGTTTGTTCCTAACCATTGAGCAGGCACTTGAGCGTACTGCTCAGGCTCAACTCTTTGAAATCAACGATGAAATCACTCGTTCAAACTTTATCAACATTGTAGAGCCCTATCTACGTGATGTTCAGGCTAAGCGTGGTCTTTATGATTTCCGTGTAATCTGCGATGAATCAAACAACACCCCAGATATTATTGACAATAATGAGTTCCGAGGAGACATTTACCTCAAACCAACTAAGTCTATCAACTATGTAACTCTTACTTATGTTGCCACCAGAACTGGTGTCAGCTTTGAAGAAGTTATTGGTAGAGTATAAATTATTAAATAACTAATAAGGAGGATTATTAAATGTCTACTCTAAGAACAATTACTGGTTTTAAAGAGCGTCTTGCTGGTGGAGGCGCCCGACCTAATCTATTTGAGATTAGTATCCCTGTATTTCCTGCCTCACTCGGTATCACTTGGGGAGCTGAGGAATCACGCACTTTCAACTTTCTATGTAAAGCTGCTGCTATTCCTGGCTCTACTATTAACCCAATTGATCTACCCTTTCGGGGCCGTGCTCTAAAGCTTCCTGGGGATCGTACATTTGCGCCTTGGACTGTTACGATTATCAACGATGAAGATTTCCGACTTCACTCTGCATTTATGCAGTGGATGAATGGAATGAATAAGCTAGAAAACGCAACCGGAGCAACTTCACCAGCGTCTTATATGGTCGATGCTTACGTCGATCAGCTAGGCCGTGGTGCAGATCGTGGTCGCTTCTCTAATACTAATTCATCTACTGGTGGTTCTGTTGGTAACGTTCAAATTCCACCACTTCGTACCTTCAAACTTTATGATATGTGGCCTTCAGACGTAGGTGAAATTCCACTATCGTATGAAAGTGATAACACTGTTGAGGAGTACACCGTTGAGTTCCAGTATCAGTGGAATTCCGCTGGTGAGGGTCAATCAAACAACCGAGATCAAACCGGCTCAGTAATTCGTTAATAAATAGCTAACACGACTATTTAACTTAATTATGGCAAAGCTGTTTGGTTTTTCTATTGAAGATGATGAAAATTTAACGCCTAGTTCATTATCCCCCGTCCCCCCTAGTGATGAGGACGGGGTTGATTTTTATCTGACAAGTGGTTTCTTTGGTACTCACGTTGATATTGAAAACATCTATCGAACAGAATTTGATCTGATTCGTAGATACAGAGAAATGGCACTCCACCCTGAGGTGGATTCTGCTATTGAGGATATTGTTAATGAGGCAATTGTATCAGATACTAATGACACTCCTATTCAAATTGAGTTATCAAACTTAAATGCTAGTGATGACATTAAGCGTATTATTAGAAGCGAATTTAAATATATTCTAGAACTATTAGATTTTGATAAAAAAGCTCACGAAATTTATCGAAATTGGTATGTTGATGGAAGGCTTTATTACCACAAGGTAATTGACATTAAAAAGCCTGATGAAGGTATTCAAGACCTTCGATATATTGATGCACTAAAAATGCGGTATATAAGGCAAGAGGTTAAGTCGAAAGAGTCGAGGATGCCAGCTCGCTCTTTTGGGGAAGATGTTAATCCAATGGATTATAAATTTCCTGAAATTGAAGAGTATTTCATTTATTCCCCTAAGACTCAGTATCCTACAGGTCAAACTGGAACTACTACAGTTGGTCAGGATAAGGGATTCAAATTTTCAAGAGATTCTATTGTTTATTGTACTAGCGGTCTAGTCGATAGAAATAAAGGGACTACACTTTCCTGGCTGAATAAGGCATCAAAAACACTCAATCAACTTAGAATGATTGAGGATAGTCTTGTAATCTACCGTATGCTTCGCAGCACAGAACGTAAAGTTTTTTATATTGACGTAGGTAATCTACCAAAAGCAAAGGCAGAGCAATATCTACGAGACGTTATGATGCGTTATCGCAGCCGTCTAACCTATTCAACTACTGATGGTACGGTTAAAGATGATAAAAAGTTCACCGCAATGATGGAAGATTATTTTCTTCCTCGTCGTGAAGGTGGTCGTGGAACTCAAGTGGATATGCTTCAAGGTGGATGTCTAGCTATGGACACTAAAGTTTCCCTGCTAGATGGGAGAGAGCTTTCTATTTCAGAAATTGAAAATGAAATGAATGATGGAAAGCAACTCTGGACCTATTCTTGCCACCCAACTACAGGTGAATTTATTCCGGGTCTTATTTCCTGGGCTGGTGTAACTCATAAAAAAGCAAAAGTCCTGAAAATCACTCTAAATAATGGAGAGAGTATTATTTGCACCCACGATCATAAATTTCCAATCTATGATGTTGGATTTGTAGAAGCTAAAGACCTAAGAGAAGGGCAGAGTTTAATTCCTGTTAAATCAAATTCAATTAATATTTCCACTATTCAGTATCTACCAAATGAAATTGAGGTTGGCACATTAACAATCGACTCCGAAGAAAAACTTCATAATTACCATACTTTCGCATTATCTTGTGGGGTCTATACTAAAAATAGTAATCTTGGGGAATTGACGGATATAAATTATTTCCAAAGAAAGCTTTACAAGGATCTTGGTGTTCCAGAATCAAGAATTGGTGGTGACTCCGGTTTCAATTTAGGTCGTTCATCTGAGATTCTGAGAGATGAGGTTAAGTTCTCAAAATTCGTAGGAAGACTTCGTAAGAAATTCTCTTTGATGTTCAGTGATCTACTTAAGACACAACTCATTCTTAAGAACATCGTAACTCCAGAAGACTGGAAGATGATGAATGAACACATTCAATACGACTTCCTCTACGATAATCACTTTGCCGAACTAAAAGAAGCAGAATTATTTACAGAACGTATTAACACTCTTACCATTGCAGAACCATACATCGGTAAGTATTTTTCTAAAGATTATGCTCGTAGAAAGATTCTAAGGCAGACTGACAAAGAGATTGTTGAAGAGGATCTAAAAATCGAAAAAGAAATAGAGAATGGTGAAATCCCTGATCCTAACGCCCCTATTGACCCTGAAACTGGTCAACCACTTCCTATGGATACTGGTAATAACATTCAGGGTGATATGGGCAAAGTTCCTGTTGAGCCTAAAGTTGATAATACCGCAATAGAACCACCAAAAGGTGGCGAAATTTAAACCTAAATACCCTTATTTAAACAACTACTATGACTGAACTAATGCAACAGATTCTGCAAAATGAATCCCCTTCACAAATTTCTGATCTTATTAAGTCTGAATTAACCCTTCGGGCAATGGAAAAGATTGATGGTTATCGTCCAGAGGTAGCAGCCGATCTGTTCAATTCTGATGAAGAATGAACTGGATTTTGAACTTCACGAATTATTTGAAGTAATTTCTACTGCAAAGAAATTAAAGCAAGAGGAGTTTAATGATTTAGTCTCAGATTCTTTTGAGACTATGCTTTGGGCACCATTGATAACTGAAGAAAAGAAACCAAAGAAGGTTAAAAAGAAAGTAGTAATCAAAGAAGAAGCGGTCACTGAACCAGAAGTCCTAGAGAATCCTCTTATTGAGAGGTCTTTAGGACTTCTTTCTGTTCCTTCTAATGAGAAAAATACTAAAGATTCATTAGCCCCAATTGATCAAAATTTCGTAACATTTGAACAACTTCAAAAACATTATAGTCAATTTCTCACCCGAATTCAACAACAGCTTTCTACTTTAGGTGGTGGTGGTGAGACAAATCTGGCCTTTATGGTCGCCCCTGTTAGAACTATTACAACCGCATCATATAATATATCACAAAGAGATTATTATGTTGGTGTTAATTATAGTGGGGCAGTTTCAATAACATTACCAAAAGCAGATCGTAATGGTAGAAAGTATGTTATTAAAGATGAATTAGGTGAGGCTTCTCAGGGAACCAATCGGTACATTACAGTTTTTCCACAATCAGGCGAGACTATTGATGGTAGAGATCGAGCAATATTAGCGTATGACTTTGGTAGTTTAACCCTTATTTGGAACAATAATTCCTGGAGAATCATATGAGTTTTCTATTCCGCGACCCACTTGGAACTAATTTTGGTTCAGATGCCTTTGGTCGTCTAAGAGTATCAGATACATTCACAATTGGTGATTATAAACACTCTTATTCAATAGACCCGGAATTTATTGATGTAAAGGTCGGTGTTGGTGCAAC